TATCAACAGCAGAACGTAAAATAACTAACTCACATTCTTGAAATGACATTTTTTTATCGCATAAATCTTTCATCTGAGTAAATATATTATCTAAAATATAGTGAGATAATATCTTTTTTGTAATTTATAAAATGTATAGAGTTTAAACTTTAAAACTATAATAGTCGCTACTAACAGTACGTGTTTCGTAACTAACTGCTGGGTCTTGAGGTGTTGCTTTAGGTATAGTAACTGGAATATAACGTAGTCTTTCTGGTTTTAATACAAAAGCATAACCATTATCATTAAAGAATTTTTCGTCTTCTTGTAAGTTAATATCATAATTTTGATAACGCATTGCAGTCATTTGACTTCCAGTTTCTCTAGAGACTACACCACTAGGGTTAGGTGGAGAGGTTCCTTTATCTGGCATACAAATAGTCATATTTTTTTTGTTGAAATTTTGTAGTTCGGACAAGTCGGGAGTATTTTTTACATTATAAAAATTTAATGCGCGCATAAATACGGAATTGCTAGTAACATTAACATATTCATAAAAGTCTTCATTGTCTAAATATTTATTATTTGATTTATCAACAATTAAAATTATTTTTTTAGAGAGTTGGGTTAGTTTAACATCTCCAATATTTTTACCTCCATATTCATAACTATATTCTGGTCCTAAGAAAAATCTTTTATTTTGCTTAAATATTTTTGCCAAGTTTTTGTACATTTCTAGGTTATTACTTTTAATTCTTAAATGGAATAAAATAGGGTCATTTTGATTTGGAGCAGTACCTCCCGAAAATGCATAGTTAACAATAATATTCATAACATCAGAGAATGGAACACTGTTATACGTTTCTTTAATATAAAAACTATTATTTGTTGAAGTGGCAACAACGGGTTTATTATTTATAGAATAAATTTCAAAGTCTAAACATCTAACACCTTGTTTCAATACATTTTTTAAATTACAAGTGTTTACAAAGTCGTGTTTATAAGAACCACCACTACAACAGTTATATGCAGTTTTAATGTAGTAGTCTTTTAACGTGTATCCACATTTTGGGTCGTTTGAATTAATTGACTTAATCTTTCCATTTATAGTTCCATATTTTTTTTCCATAATAGAACATTCTTTGGGCATTAAATTTTTTACGTAGTAAAAATAAACTAATGCTAAAATAACTACTAATATGGTCATAACAATTATGATGGTACTTATAAAATATTCTTTCATAAAATTTGGATTATTTATTATTCCACCTAATTTATTTTTTATATCTGAAACATTTACCATACTTATTTAATATATTATAATATTAAAACTATTTTGTAATTATAAATATTTAGATATCAGAGAAAATATTTAATTAAATATAAATTCAATTAAATATAAATTATCAATATAATATAACTAAATGAGTGGTGGATTAATACAACTTGTTTCGGCAAGTAATCAAGATATTGTTTTAACTGGCAATCCGAGTAAAACATTTTTCAAATCAACATATCATAAATATACTAATTTCAGTTTACAAAAATTTCGTCTAGATTTTGAAGGTTCAAGAACATTACGTTTATCTGAAGAGTCAACATTTACATTTAAGGTAAAACGTTACGGAGACTTGCTGATGGACTGTTATTTAAGTGTAGAGTTACCGAATATATGGAGTCCAATATTCCCTCCACAAACAGACGATACAAGTACAGCAAACAATACTGGTGCGTGGATTCCGTATGAGTTTCGTTGGATTGAAAATATTGGAGCACAAATGATATCAAAAATAACTATTACTTGTGGTAATCAAACCCTACAAGAATTTTCTGGCGCATACTTGTTGGCAATGGTACAACGAGACTTTTCTGCAGAAAAGAAAGCATTATTTGATAAAATGACTGGAAATGTTACTGAATTGAATGACCCAGCAAATTCTGGAACACGCGTGAATGCTTATCCAAATGCATACTATACAAGTGACCCCGCTGGGGCGGAACCTTCCATTCGTGGAAGAACACTTTACATACCTTTAAATGCGTGGTTTACTCTTAAAAGTCAAATGGCATTTCCTTTAGTAGCACTCCAATATAATGAATTACAAATTCACGTTACTATGCGACCAATACAAGAACTATTTCAAATACGTGATGTAATGGACAGTGAAAATAATTATCCTTATATTGCCCCGAACTTCAATCAATACTACATGCAGTTTTATCGTTTTTTACAAACACCTCCGGATGTATCTTTAGGAGTAAATTCTTATACTGACACAAGAACTTTGTGGAATGCAGATGTAAATTTAAACTGCACTTATTGTTTTTTATCTAATGCAGAGTCGCGTATTTTTGCACTAAACGAACAAAAGTATTTATTTAAACAAGTAAGAGAAAATGTTTTTTATAACGTTACTGGTCCAAATAAAGTTCAGTTAGATTCTATGGGTATGATTTCAAATTATACCTTTTTCCTACAAAGAAGTGATGCAAATTTGAGAAATGAATGGAGCAACTATACGAACTGGCCTTATAACTATTTACCGTATGACTTAACTCCAGCAAGTACAAGTGGAACGTATGAAATAATAAGAACAAATCCAGACGGAACAACTACAACGGTTTATATTGGTCCAGGTGTGAATGCAAATGGTAAATTGACTGGTTGGATGCTTACGGGTAACTATAACTTGGAAAATGAAAAAAATATTTTAATTTCTATGGCGTTGTTGTTGGATGGTTCTTATCGTGAAAATGCACAACCAGTAGGTATATATAACTATATTGAAAAATACACGCGAACTGCGGGAAATGCACCAGACGGATTGTATGTGTATAATTTTTGTATGAATACCTCACCATATGACTTACAACCATCTGGTGCAATTAATATGAGTCGTTTTACAACGATTGAGTTTGAAATTAATACAATTGTTCCTTCTTTAGACCCCTATGCACAATCACTTACTATATGTGATCCCGAGACCGGAAATATAATTGGAATAAATAAACCAACATGGAGAATTTATGATTACAATTTTAACATGGTGGTATTTGAAGAACGAATCAATATGGTTACTTTTGTTGGTGGAAATTGTGGTCTTATGTACGCAACTTAAAATAATTTGTATTTTTAACTATTATTAAGAACCATTAATGATATTTGACCGTTAAAGAATTAAAGTGTCCTATTTTAATTCTTCAATGTTTTAAACAACATAAAAACAACATCTTAATAATAATAACAGATAGCAATGGAAAATACACAAACAAAAAATAAAGTATCCAAACAGTTTCTCAACCCAGCATTTAATTACCATAAATACAGTTGTGAATCTTGTAATTATTTTACTAATTATAAAAACAGTTACAATAAGCATATAAAAAGTGCTAAACACTTATCATTTGTTGAAAAAGAAGAACAACAAGACAATAATATTGTAAAAGATGAAGTAACCCTAGACAGAGAAACAGAATGTGAAAAATTACAACCACAACTGGTTATAGATGCTAGTATGGGATTTATTAATGTAGAAGAAATCAAAAAAGAGACAAAAACCGAAGATGTATTTTCATATAATGAATATCAATTAAATAAAGTTGTTGATTTAATGGAGAAGTTAAATGATAAAATTAACAATAATATTGAAATGAATTGTATTTATTTTGGGGTTGGACTGTTATTTAACTTGTTACTATTCAAGTTACTCATTGGAGGCCAATGGTCCGACTTCTTTGAATTGTCCAGATAAAGTTGGACGAATAGGATAGTTTGGCATAAATCCTAAATTTCCATTTGGATAATATTTTTTGTTAAACTCATTTTCACCCAATTCAAATTTATTTTTCCACTGGTCTACTCCTAAAAAATATTGCGGTACCGGTGCATTAGGATTTATTTCGCTTGCTTGTGTTCCAATATCTGTAGTTAATACAGAAAATGTAGGTGTTACTCCTTGAGTTAATTTACCAGAATCATTATATCCCGGAACTTCCTTACTAAGTGACTGTTGTAATTTTTCATTAACAGGGGGTGTGCAACCATAACAGTCAATATCAGAAACACATTGTTCTCCAGTTATAGAACAACGACCAGGTGGTCCGCACATATTTTTACAACTCGTAGTTGTATTTATTGGAAGACGCACAGTGTTTGTAGTGTCAGCGCTTTCTGGATTTATGTTTACGGTTATAAATCCTTCTTTTTCTATACGAATATAGTCCTTTTTTATTAAATAGTCTCCCCAGTAAAATATAATACAAACAAAAATCAGTGTGATAAACGCTAGAATAAATATATTTATTTTATTGGTCATAATAATATAAATAGAGAATAAAATAATTGTGTTAATGTTTTCTATATTTTCTTGATTTTTTAGATTTCTTTGATTTTCTAGACTTTCTTTTGGATTTTTTAGATTTTTTTGACTTTCTTCTTCTTTTTCCCGCTTCTAGTGTTCTTTCACGTTCAACTCCATTTAGATATGGTGGTTGCTGCTCACCTTGTAGTGGTGTCTCAGCCATCAGAGGAGGTAATGTTTGTCCTTGGGTTGGTTGAAGTTGTTGTTCTTGATTCAATCCTAACTCTTGCATTGCTTCATCAAATAGGTCATCACATTCCCGTTTTACCTGGTAGGAGACTTCACGTGAATATGGTATGCCTCTTTCTTCTAATTC